AGTCACAATACTTCCACCCCAGTTTTCCTCAGTGTTCCGGTCAGGGTTTTTTTAACTATCAGGCGTCTCATCCAAACGACCAGATAAAAAGTCAGGGGGCTCTAGAATATAGTAATTCGGGAAAATTGGTTGAGATAGTCACCATATCCATTTTTTTTTTTTAGCTTCCTTCGAGATAGTCACCATATCCATTTTTCAACCAATTTTCATTTCAACCAACCCCATGTCAACTTCCGCCCAATCCAGTCACAATACTTCCACCCCAGTTTTCCTCAGTGTTCCGGTCAGGGTTTTTTTAACTATCAGGCGTCTCATCCAAACGACCAGATAAAAAGTCAGGGGGCTCTAGAATATAGTAATTCGGGAAAATTACCAGGTCAACCAACCCCATGTCAACTTCCGCCCAATCCAGTCACAATACTTCCACCCCAGTTTTCCTCAGTGTTCCGGTCAGGGTTTTTTCAACTTCCGCTCAACCCCAGTCACAATACTTCCACCCCAGTTTTCCTCAGTGTTCCGGTCAGTGTTTTTCAACTAGCTAAAAGTCAGGTAACTCGTCACAATACTCCTACCTCAGGTTTTCCTCAGGGTTCCGGTCTGTGTTTATACTCAGGAGACGGATCAGGGGGCTCTAAAAAAATTATCTAGAATATAGTAATTCGGGAAAATTACCAAATTAATATAAACAAATGTTATGTATCAATATATATATACAATGAAAAAGATTGAGTCACAATTAAAATACTTCAAGAAATACACTAAGTCACTATTCAAATATACACAGTCTTCAGCAGATTCAGCTCTTTCATATTATTTAACTGAAGAACAAGGAAACGATGATTATGGAGAAATAGATCCAGATACTCCTGTATATTTTATGGAGTTAGAGTCATGCACAAATATTAAACAGATTCAAAAATATATGAAGGATATGAAAATTTGGACTGATCCAAGTTACGAAATGAAAGAGATTGTGAGAAATCACGATAGAGACTTTAAAGGTACTAAGAATGGTTACAGTAATAATCCAAGTGCAAATAATTTTACACATATAATAGTATCCGGAACTAATAATTTATAAAACCGGTTCGTCAAACCGATTTTATATATAATATTCTAAAATGCCGCCAAAGTACCCAATCTACCTAATCCATACACTATACTTAGAAATTTGTAATAATTATTAATTCACAAATATTAAAATCATATCTATTCATATAAGATGTCCGGCGAGATCCCACTTGAAGAAAGAATAGCCTATAGTCAATTTTGTCGTTGCGCAAATAAGCCAGGTTCTAATGTAGTAAAAGGCTTCGAGTGTCCCTTATGGAAAGATTCAAACGGGCGATTCGATCTTGATTCTTATTCAGTAATTAATTTCCCAGCTGTAGCAGTATGTTTAACATGTGTATCCAGAGATAAAATGAACCAGTTAAAAGTATCACAAGAAAAATTAGACGACGAAGCTGCAAAATCTCCATATGCAATTTTACTAAATCCAGACTATGGATTACATGAGGAACTCAAGCATTTTTTAGAACTTAGTGATTATAAAGATAGATCTAATGCGGGTATAAGCTGGTACAGAATATATAAGATAATATTGAACAGTTATGATTGTTATGATCTAATGAATGATGAGGAGTATTCCGAAAAAATACGAAATCGCCGATGTCAAATAGAGGATAGGATTCTAACTATATAAGATAATATCTCATACTATAGAAATGCAAACTGCTAATGTTGAATTGGAATTATTATTTCTACATGGAAAAATAGATAAACTTCAAGCAGAAATTGATCTGACCAATAAATATCATAGACTTCTTGCTGAAGAGATAACCATGGTCAACCAAAAATTAAGTGATCCAATATATTCTTTAAGAAATATAAATATCATATAATAATATAGGATGTCGAAGGTTACAATTTTAATGCCAATTCAATTCACCTTGAGTGCGGAAGAAGAGGAGAGAATCTTCGCAGATAAGTCACAAGAGTACGTTGACATGATCAGTGATTTGCGAAAGGAGAATGATACGCTCCATAAAAAATTATGTCAACTAGCTCCTCCAAAGAGAAAGGCAGGTCGACCAAAAGGATAATATTGAAATATAAAATATATATTAATATTATAATGCCATTAGAAGAAAAAGTTAAAGCTATCGAAGCAAACTATTATTCAGACATATCACAATTAACAGATCCACAATACCAAATATTAGACGAAAAAATTCAGAAGCTAACATCCATCATCGATAGTTTAAACTTAAACCAAAGAAAAATGATGGAGCACCTAAATGTTCTTGTTCTGGATCATAATGAAAGAAATCCTCCTCAAGGATTAATTGAACAATCCAACAAGCTTATGGAAGAAAATGCTACACTAGAAACATATATAGCATCTCTCAATAAGGAAAATGATAATCGTCGAAACACAATTGAATCATTGACAAGAGACGTCGCAGACATGAAGAAGAGATGGACCGATGAGATTGCCGTTAATGTCGCAAGTCGAAAGAGATATGATGAGGAGGTCCAGCAAAACCTAGAAAGAATTACAATTTTACGTAAAAAAGCTACAGAGCATGCTAGAATGAAAGAAAAATTCGCAGACTTAGCCACTAGAAATTTTGCTACAGTCGCCGAACTTGAGAAATTGAAATCACGTGCTAAAATGGAGAATGATATAGATAAATGGAGAATGATATAGATAAATTTTTCAAGAATCATATTAAAAATTAATCTAAACTTTATAAGAGATGCCAGTTAATAATGGAAGAGATATTCTAGGACCATGGTACCGCTGGGGAATGAAGAATAAGAAATATTATTATACACCTGGAGATCCAATATCCAGAAATGAAGCACACAACGCCGCAATCCAACAGGGCAGAGCTATAAGAGCTAATAGTAGATAAATTCTTAAGTATAAGTATAATGCGAAAACGTATAGAAGAAAGTAATAATGATAGCTCATCCGAAGAAAGCGATTATTCATCAGAAGAAGAAGAACCGGTTAAAAAGTCTAGAACCGTAGTGAAAGCTAGTCTTAAGAAGTCCTCACGATATATTCCAGAAGAAGAATCCGATAGTTCTTCTGAGGAAGAAGAAGTCCAGGAATATTATGACTCAAGCTCCGATTCTGCTTCTTCTTCAGACTCGGATTTTTATTCTGACTCCGATTAATATGTAATTTTTCAATGAAAAAATATATATTGAGACCTTGTCCCGACTGAATCTACATTAATTGGTATACAATAACTATTTCAGAATTAGCATCTGTTGTTGGGGTACCCATATTTTGTACAGTAAATGTAATTAAACCATTACCTTCTATTGCAGATCCTAATGCAGAAAATATTATAAACCCACCATTACCATCTACTGAAGCAAGTGTTTGCGATGAGATTGATGCCAAAACTAAACTATCAGCAGATGCTTGCTGACAAGAAAGCTTTAGAGTCTGAAATGCAAATTGTGGAGTTATGGGAACAGCCTGATAACTTACTTTACCAACAACAGAATTTAGTTCTGGAATTGTATTAGCATTACCTGTTACAGTTCGAGTACCTATATAAGTAACTCCACCGCTACTTTCAAGTTGTATTGTGGGAGCGCTAATTGAATCTGTTGTAGTAATAATATCAGGATTTAACTGAGCTACATCTAAAGTAGCTATATTTGAAAGAGTTGAAAATAGGCTATTAATAGTCATAGTATTTGCGTATAACACGTATGGATTTGGCTGAGTAAGATTTTGAAAAGACATGTTTATAATTTATGATTAGATATTAAAAATATGAACATATACTATACATGAGCTTTCAAAATCTTACTCAGGCAAATCCATACAATCTTTTTTGTAACTCAATATCTAATTCAAGCGGTCTAATTACTTCAGGCGAAGCTATACGGTTTGATTCGGTCATTAATAATAGTGGTGGGTACGCTTACTTCAACAATCTCTTCGCAACTGGCACTGTAGAGATTACTACTCTTGAAGCCGCCAACGCAAATCTAGGAGTTTTACAAGCCGATTCTATCCTTTCCTTAAGTACCGTAACTGGTTTTGGCGATTTTAATATTGGAGGAAATGCTAATATCAAAGGTGATATTACTGGTTATGATCTAAGCGTAAACAATGCAAGTATTCTTGGAGATCTTAATGTCAAAGGTTCAATCGTCTATCATGGTGGAATCGTTTATGAATCAGATGTTTATGTTAAGGGAGATCTTTTCATTGATGGAAATGCTTACGCAAAAGGAGAAATATATGGTGACTTTGATCTTACATTAAAAGGTGATATCTATGCAAATAATGCTACACTTAAGGGTGATGTTTATTCATATGGTTTATTTGTCGGACCTGGTGGTATTTCATCAAGCGGTGGTGATATTACTGCAATAGATGCTAATATTTCTACAATTGCTGGGAATATTTCTTCAGGTGGATCTATTTATTCATCACATACAATAAATTCTAGCGGTAATATAAATTCCTATGGGAATATTTTTTCAGCTACTAGCATAAATGCATCAGGTTTAGTTAATGGTAGTATTGGAAATTTTGGTTCTATTAATTCATCTGGTTTAGGATCATTCGGATCTATTGGTACAAAAGGTGATGTGAATATTGGTGGTTCGTTATCAGTTAATGGTTCAATCGCTTACAAAGGTGATGTGACTTATAACGGAAATTATCTTATTAAAGGTGATCTAGGAGTGACTGGCCTTTCCTCATTAAATGGTGGTATTACTACTAATGGTGCCAGTATCGCTTTAGATGGGGGAAACCTAAATGCAGACGGTGGTAATATCAACTCTAATGGTGGTAATATCAACTCAAATTCTGGAACCATATCCTCAAATGGTGGAGTCATTAATTCTAATGGCGGTGCAATCAATGGTGGTATTATTAATGGTGCTACACTTAATGTTGGAGTAGGTGGAATTAATAGCTCAGGCTTAATAACATCCTATAATGGTATTAGTGCAGTAGCAGGAACCACTATTTCAACAGATACTGGGAATATTAATTCTGGTGGACAACTAAATTGTCTTGGTAACTTAAATTGTAGTGGTGGAATGGATATATGGGGAACTAATGTATATGGGGAAGGACTTACTTCAAACTATGGTGATATAACTTCAAACTATGGTAATCTTAATGCAGGTGCTTCTGTTAATGCAGGTGCTTCTGTTAATGCAGGCACTTATATTACTGCACAAAATGCTCAACTTCAGGGTATAGGTAATCAACTTCGTCTTCAATCCAACGATTTTATACATAAATATTTTTATATATCATTATCTGGAACCATTGGCCAAAATACTTCTGCTACTGTATATGATCCACAAACATCGGCAACATATTTAATGACTGGTATCCTACCAACTTTATCCTACAATAGTACAAATAATCCAGCATTAGTAGTTGGTCAATCAGGTACTAAAGTATTTATTACAGGAGATTCGCCTTATACGATAACTCTACCAGACATAAGTACAGCAGTTATTGGAACAAACTTCAAATTCATAATGGATAATAATTCAGGTCCTTCCATTATAACATTAAATACACTAACACCAAATACTGGTTCATTTACTTCTCTAGTCTTTGCAGGAGGTTTAGCACCAAGTATTAGTGTTGCTCAAAATACAATGAGTTTTACTGCTCTTTCAACTGCATGTGATTATATTGAGATAATTTCAGATGGATCTCTTTGGATGTGTAATGGATTCTGTCAAAATACTGGTATCACTAGTCCATAATAATCTTTTTTACATGAATACTGTTTATCAGTATTCATATATATAGATGGAAGGATGGAAAATCTCTTAAACCAATCCTCCTTGCTCATAGGGGATTTAACCACCGGCTTCCTTGTGCTCAAGGATATGAGCTATCAATACCTTGGAATGGGTCTTGATAGCTATTAAGGATATATGTCAAATCGTCCGAGGCTTAGCAGCCCAATACTCACGGCTGGGATCGAACCAACTTATAGGTTTCTAGGCCTAATTTCCTTCAATACGTTGAATACTATATTATACTTTTACCTAAGAAATTATTAACAAAAACTATTGGGAGGATTCCAAGCTCGATTATACAGTTTATCGTAAATCTTCTTCTCATCCGCATCATAATCTTTCTTTAAATTATCAAAATCTCTCCAAAATTTATCATTCTCAGCATGAACCTCTTTAGAAGCATTCAAAGGAATAGGACTACGATTATTAGCTAGTGCCTGCATACGTGCTAAATGGATTCGTCTTTTTGCATTGACTCTATCTAATGTTTCTTGATCATTCTTTCTAAGCATATCGACTTGATCTTTATTCATTATACTTCTTTTATAGATTTTTTATTCAGTCTCAAAAGATTTGACAACTTAGTATTGTAGCTCTCGTGTATTTTATGTCTAACAGTCTTATTATGATTAGTTCTAGAACTACGAGTGATCATCTCATTACAAAGTTTACACTCAACCTTGTCAGACCAAAGACATTTTGTTTCTGGAGCCTTCTTTGGTCTTCCTGCTCCAAATTTATGAATTGCTCTACCTACGTTGGTCATGGCGTATCTAAGTTCATCCTCAGTGTAAGTTGATAGTTCTTTGTCGGAGGCTAGTTTCTTCTTTATTTGGGCTAAGGTCGGTTCGGGCGATATTAAATCTTCTGGATTTTCCATTATATTAAATCCAGATAATAATATTTTGTAAAGATATTTTTTCTATAGCGTGTTTTTTCAAATATTGTATATAAGTATAGCATGTTTAGGTTTAAAGGTCCAGGTCGTGTCATTGCAAAAGTAAAGGGAGGCCGGTTCGATAAGAAATTACTCTACTTAATCAATGAAGATGATCACAAGCAAAAAGCTAGTCATAAGCACAAGGGATCGGATAAGTATGGCGAATTTGTTGAAATCAAACTTGAAGATGGTGTCTTGATTCCGATGCCAAATATCGATCAAAGACAAGTGCTTTACTTAGCAGGCCAAAGTGGCTCAGGAAAGAGTACTAAAGCAGCCGAGTATATTGAAAACTATAAGAAGATCTTTAAGAATAGCCCCTTTTATTTATTCAGTCGTAAAGAGTCTGATCCAGTACTTGATCGACTCAATCCCATAAGAATACCAGTTGATCAAAATCTAGTAGACGAACCATTCGACGTAAGAGAAGAGTTTCCCTTAGAAGAATATGAGACGACACCTCCTGGTGCTGTTATAATGTTCGATGATGTCACTTCAATTCTAGATAAAAAGATTCAGAATGCTGTAACTACTTTAATATGCGACATTCTAGAGATTGGTCGTGATATTAATATTTACTTAGTCATCTGCAATCATCTTATCATACCCGAAGGCCAGAACTTTGCTCGAAAGATGATGTGTGAGCTTCAGGATATGGTTATCTTTCCCCATACAAGTGGTAAGCAGCAGATTCTTTATGCGTTGAAGGCATATTTTTTGTATGATCCTGATCAGATTAAAAGAATACTTGAACTCCCATCAAGATCGGTTGTCCTAGGTAAGTTGTATCCACAGTATGTTTTGTATGACACCGGTTGCTATATTCCATAATATCTATTGTAATATATATTATGAGAAGCGAAGATCAGATCAACACGAGAGCAAAATTACTAAAAGCAGAAAGGATAGCACTCTCTGATGAGGATATGTTAAATGCGGTTGGAGGTAAAGCTAAAGTCATTCTCTATCCAGACTTAATGAATTATCAAAATATTGATGATGTATTATCTCCATATGGTGCTGCTTTCTTACTCTATGAAACTAGATTAAATTACGGCCACTGGACTTTACTCTTTAAGCGAAAGAATTATCGTAGCGCTGGTTCAACCATATTCTTCTTCAATTCATATGGTGGAGATGAAGGTCTCCCTGATGATCCCTTGAAATATATTTCTAAGAAATTTAGATTAAAGAGTAACCAATGCTATCCCTATCTATCCCAATTATTAATAGATTGCCCATATGATCTTGACTACAATAATTATAAATATCAGAATAAGAAGACCGGTACTAATACTTGCGGACGGTGGTGTATAGTAAGGCTCCTTTGTAAAAAACTTTCATCTGATGAATTTTATGAATATATTAAGATTAATGCTAAGAAGTTTAAGCTAACATTTGATGAGTATGTTACTCTTCTAACTATTGAATAAATTTTTTTTCTAATGGATTAGTATAATGGCATACAAGCAAACGAACGATGACCGAATATATTATAATGTAAATATGGCCAACCCATTACCGAATAGCAATAACACTATTTTTAATGCAATCTTTCAAGAAGAACTTAACCAAGCAATTCTAAATACCCCAGAAGATTATTTCTTGTCAATTATCCGATTTACAATTCCGACTATTAATATTCCTCTTCTAATTCCTCAAATACAACCATTTCCGAATGTAGATATTAATAAGACAATCTACTCATTCACATTATCATATGAAGAGAATGTATCTCCAGAAACATTTTTAGAATTCGTAAGTGAGAATCCAAGTGTGTATGTACCACCTATTTCTGCTACTAGTCCTAACGTTACAAAGACACCATATTACTTTCTTTATACTTACACTTCTTTTGTCAATATGATGAATGTGGCTTTAGCTACGGCCTTTGCAGCTATCCCAGGAGGTGCTCCAGCAGGTGCTTTAGCTCCATACTTCCAATATGAGATTGGAGAAGAGCATATTAGTTTAGTAGCTCAAGTTGCGTATTATGATCAGACTTTAGCAAATCCAATCAAGATATTTTCAAACTACCCAATGTTTACTTTTCTTGATGGACTATTAATCATTGAAAATAACAATCTCCCACCTAATCAAGTCGCACAATACATAGTCCAGAATAATCATAACAACTTTTATAATCCATCGTACGTAACTCCTGTATACCCACCTTTGTATTATATCATGACTCAGCAGTATGCAACATTGGTAGATTGGAATGTCTTTAAAAGTATTGTCTTAGTATCAAATCTTCTTCCAGTTCGTCAGGAATATCTTCCAGGAGTTGCTGGCTCTAATCAGAGCATAGTTAATAGTAAAGGTATATTACAAGACTTTCAGCCAATTCTAGTTGAGGGTCCAGAGGCTCGAACAACGATCCAGTATAGTGTTCAAGGTCCATATCAATGTATTAACATGTTTGGTAAGAATGCTTTAAGAACCATTGATGTTTCGGTCTATTGGTTAGACCAATTCGGTGACCAATATCTTCTAACAATTCCCTTTAACCAGGTGTTAACAATAAAAATGTTATTTATAAAAAGATCTACGTACAGCTCTTAAAGCCAAAATGGTATATATATAATTTTATTCGTTAAGATTATATACACATGAATTCAGCTTCAGATTTTGATGTCAATTGTTTCTCAGTTGACGAACCTCGTATGGAACTCAATAATGAGCGTAGTTTTGCTATTATTCAAGGTGGTGAAACTGTCACCTATCGAGACTACCCAAGAGTGGCAGGTGACTCAGCTAGCATGACGTTCATTACTAATCCACCAGGAAACAAGAACGTTCTCGATCGAATTTGCTTAGTAGAGATGGTCATGACTGCTACATATGTTGGTGGTGGATCTATTCCAGGACCTGGTAGTTCCGTTAATGATTTAATGTTTCAGTCTGGTCGAGACGCTATTCGAGCTAACCCTATCTCAGCAATTACCCAAACACTAACAGCAACTATAAATGGATTTCCTGTTACAATCGAGCTTAGTGAGTGCATCCAAGCACTTCAGAGATTCCATAACCCTTTAGAAAATAGAAAGACCTTTGGATCTTTAAATGGATCAATGTTAGATAATTATCAAATGTACGCTGATAGTGATGCCAGTGCTAGAAATCCATTGGCACCATATTATGATTCTGAAGCCGAAATCTCAAGAGGAAGTAATTATATGACTATTACTAATAATACTAATACTAGCGCAACTGTAGTTGTAAGATTAAGAGAGTATATTGTATTACCTCCATTTATTTTTGATTCTATTCATGGTCAAGCAGGTGGTCTTACAAATCTTGATACATTACAATTCAATTTTGTCTTAGCTAATCTTCCAAGAATGTTTTCTAGATCTACCCTTAATACAGTTCCAATCGGTAGTCTTGTTATTGTTCCATCAGACCAAAAAATGCGTCTCTGCTGGATAACTCCTAAATTAACCCAACCAATCCCGCCAGTCATGAAGTATCCTTATTTCAAAGTATCTAAATATATTTCTGATAATGGACAAGTAGCAGTACCTTTTTATACTGAAACTACTATATCTTCTCAAGTTATCCAATTCGATACTATTCCTAGAAAATTATATATATATGTCCGACAATCTAATAATCCTATTCAAAACAATCCAACAACAATGATGAATGCAACAGATACATTTTGTAAAATCGATCGTATTAATATTTCTTGGGATAATATTGATGGTGTATTAAGTGGTGCATCTGATATGAATCTTTATGACTTTAGTGTCCAAAATGGTCTTAATTACTCATACCAAGAATGGAGTGGAAAGACCCAAACTTTTGGAAAAGTTCTTGCAGATGGTCCACCAGTTCAACAGGGATTAACTGGAGGAATTTGCTGTATTGAGCTTGGTAAGGATCTTGGCCTAAAAGCCACACAAGCAGAAGGGGTTCTCTCGAAGATAAACTTCCAAGTCGAGGTTCGTTTCCAAAATATCAATGTATCTCAACCCTCATATATCCCAGCACTTTATGTCTTAGCTGTTTATGATGGTATCTTATCTATCGGAAACAACAGCTGCGTAGGTGTACTTGGTGTTATCAATGAATCAAGAGTACTTTCTAGTCCTGCTTCTCATAGTATTTCTTACAATCATTTAGAGAAGCTTTATGGTGGATCATTCTTCAGTGCATTTAAAAATATCGCCGGTAAGGTCTATGATACATTAAAAGACACTAAGGTTATTAGCAAGACTCTGGGATCTTTCAATAATCCATATTCTCAAGCTGCAGCTAATGTTGCTTCTAGTTTAGGATTAGGACATAGACATAGACGAGGAAGTGCTATGGGCGTAGGAGCTCAAGGAGTTGGTCATAGACGAAGACATGGAGGTGTTCTCTATGGAGGAGCTGATGATGAAGATGAATATGAAGAAGAATATGAATATGAACAAGAAGCTTATCCTGAACATAGAGGAGGCCGAAGTGTTTCTAAAGACAAGCTTAGGGAACGAATGGCTGGGTGCTAGATCCTTCCTTGTCCCTAGTGATGAGTGCGAAGCACCTTGTCCCTAGTGATGAGTGCGAAGCTCCATTCTCCTACCATCAATACGGGCAGGTCGAGAAGGAGCATTTTGCTCCATTCTCCTACCATCAATACGGGCAGGTCGAGAAGGAGCATTTTGCTCCATTCTCCTACTGTTATTTAATAAATTTATTAATTCATTAAATATACTTAATCTGAGTATTTTTCTTCAGCCTTTTGCTTGGCTTCTCTTGATATCTTTTTTCTCTGAGTTTTAGAATTGGCTTTAAGCTTTCTTCAGCTTCTCTGTCAGCTTCTCTGTCTGCAGCCTTTACACCCTCTAATAATTCATTCATTTCCTCTTGGAATTTTTTTTCCTTAGCTTCTTCCTTAGTTATTTTCTTTGGTTTATGTTTACTAATAACTCTAAGTTTATCTTTCTCCTCAGCTTTGTTGTGTTGTATCTCTTGAAGTGGAGTTAGTGGTGGTGGTATAGGTAAACCCTGATGTTGTAATTGTTTCTCTGTA